CCAAGTCAAGAGCACTGAAGGCAGAGTACTCACACGAACTCGCTCAAGACCTCAAGGCGATCCATGGTCTGAATGCTGAAGCAGAACTCGCAAACATTCTCTCAACCGAGATTCTTGCTGAGATCAACCGCGAAGTCATCCGTACCATCTATAAGTCCGCTGAAGCAGGCGCACAATCCAACACAGCAACTGGTGGTATCTTCGACCTCGACGTTGACTCCAACGGACGCTGGAGCGTTGAGAAGTTCAAGGGTCTGCTTTTCCAAATCGAGCGCGAAGCAAACGCTATCGCACAAAGAACTCGTAGAGGAAAGGGCAACATGATCCTCTGCTCTGCAGACGTTGCCTCCGCTCTGACCATGGCTGGTGTACTCGATTACACCCCTGCTCTGAACGCTAACCTTAACGTTGACGACACCGGTAACACCTTCGCTGGTGTTCTGCAAGGTAAGTATCGTGTATACATCGATCCTTATTCTGCTAACGTTGGTGCCGCTAGTCAGTACTTCGTTGCTGGTTATAAGGGTTCTTCACCTTATGACGCAGGTCTGTTCTATTGCCCATACGTTCCTCTCCAAATGGTTCGTGCCGTTGGTCAGGACACCTTCCAACCTAAGATCGGATTCAAGACCCGCTACGGCATGGTCGCTAATCCATTCGCAGAAGGAACCGCACAGGGTCTGGGTCGCATCACTGCTTCCAGCAACCGCTACTATCGTCGCGTTCGCGTTGACAACCTCATGTGATTCAAGTTCACATATTTCTCTGGGGACCTTCGGGTCCCCTTTTTTTGTCTAAATAAATATAAAACACCATGAAAGCATTCGACCAATTTATTGATGAGGCGGCGGCAAAGAGGTGTCCTGCTGGAAAATATTGGTGTTATACAGATAAGAAATGTAAGAAGATTCCTGTTGGTTATCATGTTGGACGTGGAGGGTATCTTGTCCATGACCAAAACGATGGCGAATCGGATGACGGAACTGAAAAAAACGGTAACGGCAATGGTGGCAGCAGTAGTGGTGGTAATGGCGATAGTGGAAATGGAGGAGGAGAATGAAACCCTGGACTAATCAATTAGACAATAGGAACTATCTTTCTCCTGTTGGATTTAAATTTATAATCACCAAAGTACCCAAAGCAGATTTCTTCTCAAACTCTGCGTCAATTCCAGGTATCAATCTTGGATATGCTGTACAACCAACTTACCTGAAGGATCTTCCTGTACCAGGTGATAAGTTGACTTATGCAGACTTCTCACTCAGATTTTTTGTTGATGAGAATCTGACAAACTATCTTGAAGTTCATAACTGGTTGAGAGCACTTGGATATCCAGAGAGCATTCAAGAGTTTATTGATCTGAAAGCAAAAGATCCATACAATCCTAATATTAATGCAAAGAATCCACTGAATGAATATTCAGATGCAAGTTTGTTTATCTACAACAGTAACTTTAATGAGATTGCAAGAATTGATTTCAAGGATGTGTTCCCTGTAAGTCTTTCTACAGTTCAGTTCGATGCAACTGCACAGGACATTAATTATGTTACTGCAGAAGTAACTTTCAAATACTCGATATATAATATAGTGGTTTTATGATTTGATTTATGAATCTTGATGAAATTCAAACATTATGGGATGAAGATTCAAAAATAGACGAAGATGAGTTGCACACGGAATCAACAAAGGTTCCATCTCTTCATGCTAAGTATTATAAAATTTTAAATAATATTCTTATTCTTAAAAAAGTAGAAGAGAATAAGTTCAAGCAACTCAAAAAAGAAAAATGGCAATACTACACGGGTAAGGCAGACCCAGAAGTGTATATTGATAAACCATTTGATCATAAAGTCTTACGGCAAGATGTAGATAAGTACATGGATGCTGATGAAGATCTTATTAAGATCTGTAGTAAGATTGACTACTACCAGATTATGTTAAATTATTTGGATAGTATTCTGAAAACAATAAACAATCGAACATATCAAATCAAGAATTCGATTGAGTGGCAACAGTTTATAAGGGGTTATAGTTGATGGCAGATCTCGTTATCCGTAAAAAGAATGAGGTATATGTAACAATCAAAGCAGAACCTCATATCAATCAAGAGTTATCAGATCACTTTACATTTGATGTTCCTGGTGCAAAGTTCATGCCACAATACCGTAGTAAGTATTGGGATGGAAAGATCAGACTGTATAGTTCACACACTGGTGAGATCTATGTTGGTCTACTTGACAAAGTAATGGCATGGGCGAGGAACTCTGACTATACTGTAGAGTTTGAACATAACAAATTCTATGGTCCTCCATTTGAAGTCAATGAAATGATTTCAAGAGAGGGTGTCAAGGATTATATGACACGGATTGCCAAATTTAAACCAAGAGATTATCAAGTTGATGCAGTATATGATGCACTTAGATATAATCGTAAACTATTAATTTCACCAACTGCTTCTGGTAAATCCATGATGATTTATTCAGTAGTAAGATATTTTGCAGAGAGGGATAAAAAGATTCTTCTTGTTGTTCCAACCACATCTCTCGTAGAGCAGATGTTCAAGGACTTCCAGGACTATGGATGGAATGCAGAAGATTATTGCCATAAGATCTATTCGGGTAAAGAAAAGACAAATCAAGCACCTGTCACAATTACAACTTGGCAGTCTATTTACAAATTACAAAGATCATTCTTTAAAGACTTTGAAGTTATCATTGGAGACGAAGCACACCTATTCAAGTCTAAGTCTCTAGTCAGCATTATGACCAAGATGGACAGTGCCAAATATAGATTTGGATTCACTGGAACATTAGACGGCACACAAACGCATAAATGGGTGTTAGAGGGATTGTTTGGACCATCATATAAAGTTACACAAACAAAAGAATTAATTGATAAGGGACATCTTTCACAGTTACAAATTCATGTTTTATTAATGAAGCATGATTCATATCAATTTGAAACTTATGAAGATGAGATTCAATATATTATCGGACATGGAAAACGAAATAACTTTATCAAGAATCTAGTCTTAGATTTGAAAGGAAACAGTCTTGTATTGTTCAGCAGAGTAGAAACTCATGGTCAACCACTTTACGAATTAATAAATAATTCTGTCAAAGGAAACCGTAAAGTATTTTATGTACACGGTGGAGTTGACGCAGAACAACGAGAACATGTAAGAGAAATCACTGAAAAAGAAAATAACGCAATTATTGTAGCATCATACGGAACATTCTCAACTGGTATCAATATCAAGAATCTACATAATGTTATTTTTGCATCTCCTTCCAAATCAAGAATTAGAAACTTACAATCAATCGGTAGAGTCTTAAGAAAAGGAGACAAGAAGAACCAAGCAGTTCTTTATGATATTGCTGACGATATAACTTACAAGTCAAAGAAGAATTACACATTAAACCATCTGGTAGAAAGAATTAAAATTTATAACCAAGAGAAGTTTAATTACGAAATTGTACAAGTTAGTCTCAGAGATAAATGAACGAAGAATTCTATGCATCAATTAAATTAATATCTGGAGAGGAGATCTTTGCATCAGTAACACCTTGTGAAGAAGAATCTCGAACATTACTCTTATTAGATACTCCTGTAGTATTTGAAACTGTTACTATGAAACACATGGGAGTAAGTGCGATTAAAGTAGATCCTTGGTTAACTGTTGGTGATGGCTCTACTGTAATCATTGACATGTCTAAAGTCATCACTATCACTGAAGTTAAAGATGAACAGATTCTCTTTATCTACCAAAAGTACTTACGAGATAAAGATAGAGAATCAAATGAAACTAAAGTGAATGAAGAGATGGGGTTCTTATCTTCAATATCTGATGCAAGAGTATCCTTAGAGAAACTCTATAAAAGTAGCTAAGCCATCTCATGAACCCTGACAGAGTTATTCTACTGTTATTTGGGACTCTTGTCAACCCCCTTGGTTATGTGATATAATGTATCCATACTAATAGGAGCGTCATGAAATGTCTAAAACTAGAAAGAAGTCAGAACATTATGTAAATAACAAAGAATTTTTAGAAGCACTGGTTATTTACAGAGCACAGGTTAAGAGAGCACAAGAAGCAGGAGAACCAATTCCTCGTATCAGTAATTATCTTGGTGAGTGTTTCTTGAAGATCGCTACACACCTTTCTTATAAACCAAACTTTGTAAATTACATGTTCCGTGAGGACATGATCTGCGATGGTATTGAGAATTGCGTCCAGTATATCAAGAATTTTGATCCAGCAAAGTCTTCTAACCCATTTGCGTATTTCACTCAGATCATTCACTATGCATTTCTGAGACGAATTCAGAAAGAGAAACGCCAAATGGATATCAGAACCAAGATCATTGAGAGATCTGGTTTCGACGAAGTGTTCACAGGTGACGGTGACATTTACAATAACTCAGACTATAATACCATTAAAGAAAACATTCAGTCTAAACTTTATTCATGAAAATCGCCCTGATAACTGATACACATTATGGTGCTCGTAAGGGCAGCAAAACATTTCATGACTTTTTTAAGAAGTTTTATGAAGATGTATTCTTTCCCACTCTGAAGGACAGAGACATCAAAGTAGCAATTCACTTAGGTGATGCATTTGATAGTCGTAAATCTATTGACTTCTGGGCGTTAGATTGGGCAAAGACTAATGTGTACGATAAGTTTCAGGAATTAGGAATCAAGTTATATAACATCGTTGGTAATCATGACGCCTATTATAAAAATACCAATGATGTTAATTCAGTAGACTGTTTGTTGAGTCAGTATAAGAATGTAGTTCGAGTTTCGGAACCAAAAGAGTATAAGATTGGTGGAACAGATATGCTTCTTGTGCCTTGGATTTGCCAAGACAATGAAGATCAAACATTCGATGTGGTAAAGAAGACCAAAGCAAAAGTTGTAATGGGTCATCTTGAACTCAACGGGTTTGAAGCATATCGTGGACATACGATGGACAACGGACATGATCCATCAGCATTCAAAAAGTTTGATCTTGTTTATTCAGGACATTATCACACACGATCCAATGACGGTAAAATCTTTTACTTGGGAAATCCCTATCAGATGTTCTGGAACGATGTGGATGACAAACGAGGATTTCACATTTTCGATACCGAGACTAAAGAACTTGAGTTCATTGAGAATCCTTACACAATCTTTGAGCGAATCTACTACGAAGATACTAACTATAAGACATTCAATTCAACTCTTTACAAAGACAAAATTGTAAAGATCATTGTTCGTCAGAAGTCAGATCAACTCCAGTTTGAGAAGTTCATTGATAAGATTCACAAGGCAGGTTGTATCGAAATTAAAATCGTTGAAAACTTTGCAGTTGATGATGAAGACGTAAATCTCACCGCTGAAGAATGCGAAGATACTCTGACATATTTGAATAAA